CAATTTCAGGTAATTTCTTAAAACGACTTATAGATATTATCGTTGATAGAATTACTAAATAAAATCAATCTTTAGTTCTAAATCAGATGTTCCTCTGATTATTCTGTGATAAGTTCCTTCAGGGATTAATAATACTTGTCCTTCAGTTAACTCTATAGGTAGTTGATTATCCATTTGAAATTTCCATCCATCACCTTGTACCACTTCAATCAATCTATCTTCTCTATCACGATGCCATTGTAGTTCACCACTATCAACATTGGATTTGAAAACTCTAATTTTTGAAGTTTCTGTAAGTTGTCTATCTCTATACGGTTTCATATTACCAAAATCCTGGATAAGTTTTACCACCCCACAAATAACCAAAACGGTTTAAACGACATGCCCAGTACCCTGCAGTTAATCTATCTTTCTTTTTAGAACACTGATGTCTTGCGGCAAATGATTTACGAGCCTTAGGGTTAGATACCTTAGCAGTTAATCCACCTTTAACATCACCAAATGAAATTTTCTTAACTCTACCCGTTGATGGGTTTTTAACATAAACAACATATTTCTTGCCACCACCACTATTTCTTCTTGGTTTACCAAGTTCAACTTTCTTTCCGTTATACTCAGCTTCAGAGATAAATGTTTCTTCCATCGGAGTATCCAAATAAACTACTCTACCATTTGATAATCTAACCTGTGTTCCAAAATCAGATTCAACAAGTTCAATATCATCTTCATTTAATTCAACCATTCCTTCGTAATATAACTCACGAGCTTCGTTAATAACATTAAAGAACTCCTCAGAACCGAATCTGAAGATATTATCATTTAATGGTACTTCATTTGTTATATGATAATTAAGGTGTTCTGAAATAAGTGGTTTTTCCACCGATTCGTTAAGAACTTTTTTGATTAATTTTTTAATATTCATTTTTTACTTCGTAATAAGAAATACAACCCAAAGAACAATGCTGAAATAGAATAAAAAATTCCTGTGGTAATCCAATAAGAACTTGTGTAGTCTAAAATTGCTTTGAACATTATGTCGAATCCTAGTGGGTTGAAAAACATTGCGAGCATAAGGCAATAGGTGGCAACATTTTCCTTTAGAATTCGTTTCATTTTTGTCATTATCCATTAACGTGGGTTTAAAGTTTATGAACAAAGTTCACTTTATTTATAAATATATTTGTGTAGAAGAATATTTTATATATATTTGTAGAAATAATTAAATAATCAAGTCCTATGAAAAACTTATTTCTTTCTTTAGTGATTGTTCTAACAAGTTTAGTATCATTTGGTCAAACAAAAAAGGAAGTTGTTGCATTAACTGAGATTGAACAATTAGTTTTTAAAAAAATAAATGATTATCGAGTTAAAAACGGATTAAAAGCAATTATTTGGTGTCCTGAATCGTACAAAGCCGCATATCATCATTCTTATTACTTATCAGACCCAAACATCACTCTTTCTCACTTTGAATCTGAAGATGCAACAGGAATTGACGAAATTAATACTCATAACGACAGAATTTGTTATTTTTTAAATTCACCTGGGGTTTATAGTGTTGAAAATGTTATAACAACTCAAGCATCTAATGCTTGGATTAATCGAAAAGATTGTGATGGTAAAAAATTAATATCTGATTGTATTTTTAAGGGGTGGTATGAATCACAAGGACATAATCAAGCAATGTTAAATCCATCTATGACACATGGTTCAATCGCAATTGTTAGAGAAAAAGATGGTAATTATTGTAGTCCTGTAATGTTATTCTATAATAAATAAAAAATGGGGGGTATAGCCCCCATTTTTTATTATTGACCTGATGTCTTATATGTTGACCAATTTTTAGCAATTTTTTCAGCAGTTGCCTTGGGTACTTCATTTCCTGGTACACTCCAATTACTACCTTGTCCACCGTACCTATATCTATTTGAATAATTTGGCCATTTTTTAAAATAATCTTGACATTTTGGTTCATTTGACGCTCCGTTATACTCATATTGGAAACACCAGCGAGCATTAGGATACTTTTTTTCGTCCCACATTCCAAGTCCAAGTACAAAATTTGAATTTGAAACACTTTGTCCAGCAACGTCACCTTCTTCAACAGGTATCCATCTTACTTTACCCGGTTCTTGGTTATCACCCCCATTTGAATAATATACCGAAGCGTAATTAGGTTTTTGTACTTTACATCGATAAACTCCTTGTGCGTCGGTTGCAAATCCATCCGCACAAAATGTTATAATTCTAGTATGTGGTGCGTTCCATCCAAGTATCCTGTATGGTTGGAATGTGTAAGTTTCACTTTTTTGTACACTAATTTCAGCTTTAGCCTGTATTGTAATAGTTACAAATTGATATGGTTGATATTGAGGTTCTGAGGATTTATTTGTTCCTGGTATATAATCAGGTCCTGAGAATGCTTGTGAGATATCTGTAATATATTTAACTTTATCTAATGTAACACCTGGAACTGTTCCTAAATAAACTTTTATTGAACTAAATGCAGTATTTGCTCTTTTTTGTGCTAATTCTATATTGAATTTTTTTCTTTCTTCTTCTGTTGCACCAGGTCCTGATTTTGAACTTCCTGCGGTGACAATTACTTCTGTTTCAACATTTTTTAAAAGTGAATTTTTATACCATTCATTAATTTGTTTTTTTTCATTTTCAGTTAAACTCCAAGGTTCTGATTTACCAGGTGCAAATTTGGTTTCAGCTTTAATAATTAATGGTTTTACTTTAGATGTTTCATTTCTAACTAATTTAGTTCCATCAGGTGATATAAAAGTACCCGGTGTAACATTTGGTGGCTCGTGCTTTTCAGTAATTAATAATCTATTAACTTTATTCTCCAAAATTTGGAAATAATTAATTTCTTTTTTTTGATTTTCGTGAAGAGAACGAATTTGTTCTTTTTCGTTTTCTGATATAATAATTCTTTTTCCCATTGTATGTTTTTTTATAAATATATTTGTGTAGATGAATATTTTGTGTATATTTGTAGAAATAATTAAATAATCAAATCCTATGAAAAACTTATTTCTTTCTCTTGTTTTAGTGATGGTTGGTTTAGTTGCTAACTCACAAGTAATCACAGTTACCGTTACTACTGACCAGAAGTTTAATCACTCGTCAGATATTTCAACAATCCAAGCAATGGAATTGGATGCAATTGAATACCCTTACTACACTGTCGGAAACAACGTTTTTATTTTTGACTTGAACAAAAGAACAATGTCACTTAATGGGGGAAAAACTCTCATTATCTCAAAGATTAATAAAAGTGAAAATACACTTGATTGTATTGTCCTTGATAATGGAGCGTCAGTACTCTTTGTAATGGGGGAAACTTCAAATGGTGAAAATCAATTTTTAGCTGAATGGTTTTCAGGTGATAAAATTACAGGATACTTCTCAATGAATTCAGATTTTAGTTATGTTGTTAAATAAAAAAGAGGGTTTAAACCCTCTTTTTTATTTGTATTTATAATTTTTATTTTAACCTTGTCCAACAAAACTTCTTTGTTCAGGATTAGGTCTTGCAGCACAAGCACCAAGTTTATTTAATTGGGTTTTAAGTGCCGATTGGAGACCTGTTTTATATTTAGCAACAGTACCAAAATATTTATTAAACTCATCGTATGTTCTATCATCTAAACCATATTTTTGTTTGAACGCTGGCATTACTATAGGTTCTAAATTTTCGTAATATACCACATAACCTGGAGAATCACTACATGCTGTTGGTATTATCTTATTTCCATACTGTTTAGCAACTTCATTTAAATACATTTTCGCATATTCTCTCATCATCGCCCAATAGCTTGGTTTACCACCTTTAGTACTTGCAAATAAAGATGGTGGATTTTCGCCTCTATTCCCTCCTCCACTACATTGAGCGTTCGTACTTCTACAAAAAGCACGTATCATATTTTCATCAGGATTGTAATCAAGGAACTTCGCCAATGACGCGGCATCTTTAACAACATTTGTTAATTTGTATTTAGTACCGTTAATATCAATACCTTCTGTTTGAGTATTGGCGGGTTGACCAGATGGAGGATTTTGTTCACTTAAATAATTTCTTTTGGTAGCACTTTGATGCATTTCCAAAATTCTGTTTCTTTCTTCAGAAGAAATATCTAATAGTTTTTTCATAATATAATTTTATTAATAAATATATGATATTTTGAAAAAATTATATACTTATTGATAAATAAATGAAATAATGGCATCTAAATCAACAGGTTCAACGAAGTTATCATTCGGAGTTAAAAAATCAGGTAAATCATCAAAAAAATTTACATCAAATAAAAGAAGTAAGAATTATAAAAAACCTTACAAAGGACAAGGAAGATAAAATGAAAGAATACATTAAAAAACAAATCGGAAACATTAAACAGTTTTCATTTGCCGAGATGACTTCCAATAGTTCAGGAAAGACATCAGGAAGTGGTACTGCGGGTCTTTACATCGTGTTTATTGGAGGTTTGACATTCCTTATTGGTTGTGTTGATAAAATGTTTTTAAACAACGATATTGACGTTATAACACAATCAGTAGTCCTTGTTGGGATTGGAGCAAGTCTTTTAGGCTATAGAAAATCAAAAGATAAGACAGAAGAACCTAGAGTAGAAGAAGTACAAGAAACTACTGAAGAAGAAATCAACGGTTAGTTCCACCAACTTTCAATATTCTCACTCAAGATTTTGAAAAGTAACTTTCTTGCTCTTTCGTGATTGTATCTTCCAATATTCAAAGCAATTCTTGATTTAACATCGTATGAAGTTAAGTCCTCGTTGTCCATTTTAAAAATATGATACTTTTTATCGGTAACAATTTTCTTATACACCAATGGATATTTTTTGAAAAAGTCATTTAGATTTTCTTTTTTCAAACGTGTCTCCATATAATAACCACCCAATACATCTTCAATATCATCACCTGTCGGAACAAAGAAAAAATCTTTATCCTCATAGTCCATGTATTCCATAACATAAAACTCTTCCTGAACTTTTTCCATCAGTTTGACACACAACATCATCCTTTTAGCATCAAGGTCTGAATTAGTGTGAAATCCTTTTTCTTTAATGTACTTAGCCTGTTTCTCTAACTTGAACTTGAATACCTCAAAAATATAATGGTCGTCCCAATCACGGTCTTTCCAAATAACAGGAAACCATTTAATTAAATTACCAACAGAGGTAGAAAAGTTTCTAACGGGATTTCTAAAATATTTCCAAATAAAGTCACTTATTTTTTCTTTCATAATTCAAGAATTGTTTTTTTACCAATTAAATTTTTCTTTAAGGAAACAATACTACATTCAAAGTCCAAAGAATATTGTGATAATTCTTCAGATTCTTCATACTTTTTAACATATAAATCAATCAGATTTTCTGCAGATTGAATTTGTCCAAAATGAGTTATTGAACCAATAACCTTACGTATCCATTGAAAGTCCCTATCCATAGGACAAATATACATAATCTTTCTTAATTATACAACAACTCAGTTAATTGTGGATTACTTTTTTCATACATACGTATCATAATCCCTGCTTCAGAGTTTGCAAAGTTTTCTTGAGATACGGTATTAAACCCTTGCAACTTGATATTTCTTTGACGAGCAAACTCGTGAACCCACTCGTGAGCAATAGTTCTTAAAATATCAATTAACATTCTTCCACCAGCAAGAACTTTAATCTTACCCATAATTTCACTACCTGTGGTCATCTTACCAAAACGTTCACCAAGAAGATGGATATCAACGTCTTTTTTAAGTGGAGAGTTTTTTTGGCAAAATCTCAAGAAGTCCTGAATAACATTTATTTGTTCAGAATTAAGTCCACTAGATTTATCATATAAATTTACTTTCATATTAACAATAAATATCTTATATTTCTTTTGTATATATAATTATGAAAAAGAGTTTTTTTGAAAAAGTCTTAAATAAAACAAACAAGAAAGATATTGACCAATGGTTTGGTGAAAATTCAGAAATCAAAGTTACGGAATTTTCTCATTCAATTAGTCATAAAAAAAACATTTTATCAGTAAAATTATACCCAACAAATTATGAATACGCTATCGAACTTTTTCCGGAAGGCTTGGAAATTCTTGTCCTACATACTATCAAAAGTCTTTCACTTCCTGAGGATTATATATTAACAACATCTATAGAACACTAAATTATGGCACATCCAATAATCCATGCAAAATCATCCGTGAAAAAATTCGGAGGTAAATGGGAGGATTATATCCATCTACACGAATGGTTAGATGAAACAAAAGGTTGGTACGGACATTCATCACACAGAATGTTTCGTCATCATTCTGAAGGTATATTTGAAATGGAACAACGTTTTGG